GTCGCGATCGAGCGTGATCACCCGCCCCGCCACCGCCGAGATCCGGCCGCCCACTTCGCGACCAGCCAGCAGCGAATCCGCCACTGGGATGATGTGCCCGGGCAGCGGGATCACGCCCTCCATGCCGGTCTTGAACGACACGGTGCGGTCTTGGTTGTTGCTGAGGATCGCCCACTTGCCGCGGCGCTGGGCCTCGGAGGCGCGAGTACAGCCAATGGCGCTCAGTTCGGTCGGGCGGTCGCCGTAGCGACGCTGCAGATCCAGGTCAGCAAACGGGATGACGTCGGTGTCGTAGTTGTTCGCCGGGTTGTCGTAGCTGACCAGTGCCCGGGTGTAACGGGTTTTCGCCGAGGCGCTGCCATACGAAAATTTGCCATCGATGACGTTTGCCCGGGTGAATACGTAGTCGAAGTCCTGCGCACGCGGCATGTCCGCCTGCATCACCAGTTGACCCTGCGCCCAGTACGTCATGCCCCGGTAAATCGCCGAGATGTCGCGCAACAGCGACCAGGCATCGGCCTTGCCCTGCAGGTTCATGTCGCAGAGGAAGCGCGGCTCTTGCCCGCCCAGGCCGTTCGGCACCAACTGGTCGCAGTATTGGGCGATGCGGTACAGCTCCCACTTGTCGACCATGAACGGCTTGATGCGCTTGCCCAGGCCGAAGCGGTCTTCGGTGCAAATGCCATAGGTGATCCACGCCGGGTTATTGGTCCAAGCCGATTTCATCGAGCCATCCCACGTCCCCGTGTAGGTGCGCGCAATCGGGTCGTAGTTGCTCGGCACCATCCAGCGACGGGCATTGCACTCAACAGTTACGGCCGGAATGTTGGTGAATTGCTCGGCGTCGAATTCGATGTAGAGCAGCGCGGTGTTGGGGTAGCGCAGCTTGGCGTCGATGACTTCGGTGTAACCAGCCACCAGCATGGTGTCGGCGATCTTGTTGGTGTTCTGGTTCGGCGTCAGGCGGCGCACGCGGATCTGCCAGCCAGTGGTGGCGTCGGGCAGATCGATACGGCGCGAGCGCTCGTAGCGCGTGGTGGTCTTGCCGTCGACTGCGTCCACCAGCACCTGCTGATAGGCGCCGCCATCGGTGGCCACGTCGATTGCGTATTCGATCCGGTAGCCGCCGACATTGCCCTGGTCATCGGAGCGCTGGAGCGCCGGCCAAGCCAAGCGCATGCGCACGGCGGAAAGCTGGGTATTGGTGATCGAGCGCACCCACGGCGAATCGCTGCGCAGCTCAATGTTCAGCGACGTCTCGTTCTCGACGGACGGAATCCCTTGGATGTAAGTCTGATCCACCGAGCCCGGCCGCCAATCCCACTTCACGTTCGGGAAGTTGTAGTTGCCGCTGGCATCGCGGATCGGCGTGTTGTCCAGGTAGATGTCGTAATCGGTCGGGACACTGTCGAACTCTCCCTCACCCACGGCGATCAGCAGCTTGGCCAGGTTGGTCGAGCGCAGGCTGTCGCTGGCTTCGGTCGGCGACTTCGGCTTGCTGCTGCCGCCCTTCTCGCCGCGGATATCGATCTGTGCTGCTGCGCCCATGCTTTCCTCCAGGCATAAAAAAACCCGCTCAGTGGCGGGTTTTCGTGTATCCGATAAATTTATGGTAATTCGGCAAGCTCAAATTGCCTGCGGATCTCAGCAAGCTCCTCGTTGGTGACCTTTACTTCAAGGCCCTTCCACGGCAGATCTATTTTGCTACCGCCCTTAAACACGCATGGAGGATTAGTTTCCAAGTTCAACGACCAGCCTGGCATCTTCAATTCTTCGCCATCTGCAGTAACAAGCCGCACGCCATAAGCCATGTGATCACCTCCCAATTTTCCTGAGCATATCCTAATGCATAGGCCCTGAATGTTACGCTTTGTCTTCAGCCAGAATCGAGGCCGAGATGATCATCCCGCCCCACCGGCGTTCGCCGATGCAGATCGGTACCGGGTTGCCGCTGGCCGTGGTGTTCTTGGCGCTGCCGAAGGCGTAGGACGGGGAGTTTTCGGGGGAGGCGCTTTGCTTCAGCCCCGTCGCTTGCGGGCTGAGAAGTTGCACGACGCCACCAATCGTCAAACCAACACCTGCTGAAAAGAGGCTCGGCCCAGCACCACCCGCGAAGAAAGAAGCCGCGATGAGCACCACCCCAATAATTGTTTGGAGTACTCCGGCGCGTTTGCTCCCCGTAATCACCGGGACGATACGAATTTCCTGTGTGCCGCCCAATGAGAAATCCTTCTCGCCGACGTTCTTCTTATTACGGAAAATCGCGAAACGCATGCCGCGCAGATCTAGATCTTTGATCGCCTGCTCAAAACCATCTAGCGTGCATTTCAAAGCTTGGAATGCCTCCCGAACGGACTTGGTTCCGAGTTCTCGATAATGAGTTCGACCGAACAGTTTCGCCAGTGGCCCCGATAGCAGGATGGTTGTCATCAATGGGTTGAAAGCTGTCGCCGGCATCACGTATTTACTCCAGACGAAAAAAAACCGCCGATGGCGGTTTGTTAATCTAATCGGGTCACAAGCAGTCTCGGACTGCGTCCTCGATCGCCCCTCGCCCCACCATTTTTGCCCAAGGCATTCTCTGATAGAGAGACACCTTGCTTCCCGAACCAACGCTGGTTACTTCAAGGACTTCATCAGCCGAGATATCTGTTGCCACGATTAGCCGGTAGCCGTTTTCAGTTTCAGACATAGTCGATGCTGAGCGAGACTCCTGCCATTTAGGCAGTACACACAACGCGTATTGTTTCGGCGACTTGTTCGAGCTTGCGCTAATGGACGGAGGATTCTTTTTCAAATCACTTGGGGTGGAACACCCCGCCAACAGCGCTACCGCCAGCGCTCCTACGATCAATTTCATGCAGGTCACTCCTGTGGAAATGGCCCACGATATCACTGCGCGCCCTTGTGGCGCAGCACCAGTCGCGTGCGGTCGAGCCACGGGCCACCGAAGACAATGACCTCAGATGGCCTGCCGTACAGGTGGTGCAGCAGGAACGGGCCGGGGCCGAACGTGGCCGCATCCTCACCAGGCAACGACGGATCACTGCCGAGGAATATGCCGGCGTGGTTCGGGTAAACGGTGCGCCCCACTTCCATCACGATCATGTCACCGCGCCGCGGCTGGTCCACGCGGTAGAAGCCGGCGGCCTCGTAGTTCGCCTCGTACAGGCTGGTGTTGTCCTTGCTTTCCCACCAGCCATCGGCACGCTTGAACGCTTCAAATTCCAGCCCCCACTCGCGCTTGTACCAATCGGCGCACACCTGCCAGCAGTCCCACGCACCGTGCACAAATGGCCGTTTCAGCAGCGGAACCTCGCCGGTCGGCACGATGGTGCGCAGGTCACCTTCCGGCCAGCTCAGGATATGCCAAGGCATCGCGGTCGCTTCGCACATGGCGAGGTCCCGCGGGGACGGCCTGCTGGTTGCGTCCGGATGCGAATGAATTATGCCGATTACTTCGCCTTCGTCTTCGGCCGCGGCGTACTGCTCGGGGTCGATTCGGAACTCTTCATTCGGCTCCGTCGAGACATTGATGCAGGGGAAGTATTGTTGCCTGCGTCCGATCGCCAGCAGCAGACCGCAGCACTCTTTCGGGTACTCGGCCGCCGCGTGCGCCTGGATCGCATTCAAGATGTGCTTTCGCATGTCAGCTCCGTGCGATCAGGGAAACAGCCGGGAAGCCACCGTGTGGCAGTGGATTGTTTTCGCCGAATCGCGGCATGCAGCCCTTGCCCAGCGTAGCGTCGCACTCGTCCAGTTCGGGGTTGTCGGTAACGACGCCATCCTTCGTGACGTAGGGCCCGGTGTAGCCACAGTTCGGCCCGCGATATCCGCCGGTGAGACACCAGTGGCAAAGGGTTGTGGCCTGCCGGCCGATCGATTCGTTACCTACGTCGCCCGGGCTGGCCAGCTCCCAACTGACATTCTCCCCGTCCTCGTTCGTTTTCTGGTCGATGTACCAAACCTCGATCGTCTCTTGGGTAGGATCGGCGTTTGGGTTGCCGGCCGGGAAGTTCGCCGCGTCGAGGTAACTGCCGAGCGTATGGCGCATCGTCAGCTTGAACTCGAGCAGATCCTCGAACGCGAGACAGAGTGCGGTGATGCGCCCGTTGACGTTCCCTACCGACAGAGTCGGACGAACCGCAGTGCCGTCCCCGTTGGTTTCGATGCCGTCGATCTGCATCGGCCAGGCGCTGTATTCGTTACCCTGCCAGTAGATCGCCTTCGCTGGCAGTTGGTCGGCATCGGCGCCGGCGGCGATCAGTTCTGCGGGCGTGTGCGGGATTGAATGCCCATGAAAGCGCAGAACATCTGCACCGTAGTCCGTCCCGTCCAGTTCAAAGAGCAGCACTTCGCTGCCA